GACACCATGGTCAAATTGGCACCTCAACTACTTCGTAATTCAGAGTTGAAATTACATGGAGCAAGAATGTGGCACAGATCTTTCCATAAAACTCAACACGGCCGTAACACCACCGAAGCATTGAAAAGTGCAATAGGCCGTTACACTAACATATCCCCGCATGTGAAATCACAGTTTAGTGAAAGATTTGTTAATGGCATAAGTAAATTCATGCGCAAAGATGCGTTAAAATCTATGAGGAAAAAGGATTTTACAAAAGAAATATGGCAAAACACCTGTGAATACCTTATTGCTTTGCAAAAGAAATTGCCTACGATTAAAGATAAAGATCCTGAATTTGAAGAGTTATTGTTACTGCTCGCCACCAATGAAGATGTTAAAAGTTTAGAAAACAAGGAGAGTTACAAGAAATTCGTTAAATTGTTGAAAGTGCTCAATAGTGGCGACACTAAGAAGTATAGAGAAATACAAACAGAATGGGCAGAAATAGTTTCCAGGAAATTGAGTCGTAAAGTCGATTTTCATATGAAAACGCAAGCTAAAGAAGTCAAATCAGAAAATGCGGCACAGTCTGAAAAAGTCGGTCAAGGTATATCAGCCTGGAGCAAAATGATGAACATAGTCTTTTCCGGCATGTTTAGGACGTACGCAAAAGAAATTGAAAACAATATGGCAGATAATGTCAAACTTGCATATAATTTGAGCGATGCAGAAATAAGTACCTGGTTTATGCAATATTCACACATATTAGACGACAGAACTTTCAGAAAATGTTCTGCTGATATATCACAATTTGATTGTTCACAGGAGAAAACAGCAGTATGTGGAGAAGGACAAGTAATGCGCATGTTGGGTATGCCAGATTGGTTCGTCGACGAATATATTAACATTAGGTCCAGTTATGAATTGAGCATGTTATCGGCAGACCCACTTGACAAAGAGATGATGCTCAAGTTTAAAATCAACATGAAATGGATCAAATGTTCAGGTGAACCGAACACACTCACAGGCAATACTGTTATGTGTATGGGTATTATGGGCATGGTGTTACAATGGAAACAATTTGCATTTGCTACGTTTAAAGGAGACGACTCATTAATCGTAGCTCATGGCCTTGAAGAGGTTACATATAATGAAAAACTACTTTCGGATTATTGTGGTTACAAATTGAAGTATGACTACGACGATTTGCCAGAGTTCATCGCTATGATAATAACGCCAATAGGTTGTTTCCCGGACGTAGTCAGAAGATCGGGTCGAGTCTTCAAAATATATACTAACCCTGACCAATGGGACGAAATACGTAAGAGCGTTGCAGATTGC